GCCTCGCCAATCCGACCGACCTGCCGAGCATTGAAAGATAGGTCCGGCAGTTGTGTTTGCTGAAAAGGCGTCTCCGCAGCAACGGGCTGAACGCCGCCTAGCTCTTGCGGGCCTTGTGTTGCGGGTGTCGGTACGCGAACCATTCAGTGGCCCCCTTAAAATAGAAGATCTGCGTTGCGTGACGCCGAATTGAGCCCCGCACTGGCACCAGCCAAGCCGGGGCTAATGCTGCTGGCCTCCAGATCGAACAAACCGGCCTGTGCTTCAAACTGAGAGCCCTGAATACGAGCGCGGCGAGTTTCCCGGGCAATGTTGCCCTCCAACGTCAAAATGTCCATCTGACCAGCGGTACTCAGATCCTCAAGCAATAGCGAGGGGGTCGTGCCTTGGTCATCATCCACCAGCAGACCGGACCCAGCAATAGCGGTGCGCGCAGTGCCAATCGTCTGCGACAGGGCTCGCCGCCGATCAGCAATAGCAATATCCCCCCGCTGTTCAATATCCTGCGCGTTTTGCTCAGCTATGATGGCGTTGTTGCGGGCGACAGCGGAGTTGTATTCAGCCTGCGCCTTTTGGGCGTTGGCCTGCTGTACTGCGGAGTAAGTGCTGACGGCAACAGATGCTGCCGCCAAGACGGTTGCAGTAATACACATTATGCGGCCTCCTTCTTATGCACGATGCCTGCGCTCTCATAGCCCATGCGGTCTAGCACACGGTTTACAGCCTGATTGTCGACGCCAGCATACACGACCGGGCGCAAAACGTCGGCGCTGTTTTCGCACGCCCATTTTTCGTACGCACGCAACAGCATGACGCCAGCCCGAGAACCGCGATCTGCCTCACGCACATAGAAGGCGTGATCGATCGCGACCTGCACATCGACCCACAGATCCTGCACGATCTCTCCGACAAAAGCTCCGACCAGTTCCCCCTTGCTTTCGTAACCGAGCGACAGCGCCTCAGGCACCTCGATCAGTCGGGTGAGGATGTAGGCGACGCGGGCCTCGTCCATGGGATAGGCGGCATAGATGCCGGTGCGGTGCATCTCGCGGGCCAGCTCGAGCAGCTGGGGTAAGTCGTCGGTGGTCAGGTCGCGGATCATTATCTGCTCCCCAGAGTGATGTCTGGCACCAAAGCAAGGACCGTCATGGGCAGAGGAGACCGCTGCTCGATAACCAGCTGCTTCTTCTTATCCCAGTCTGCCTTGATTGTGACATCGATGTCGTCTGTAATCATTTTAAGGGGTTGGTTCCATCGATCCGGTAACCCAAATTTGGCTTCACGCATTTGATCTGTCGTCGGCCCTGCCCACATCCCCATAGTGCGCTCGACCTGCACCGTAAGGCTGGTGATGTTTTTTGGGCGGCCTTGGATTGTCTCGCCTTCAGAATAAGTGGCGAGCGGCAACGTCACAAGGCGGCAAGTATAAGCCAGCCCGACGTGTACCCTGCTGGCAGGCTCGTTCAAGGTGATCGAGCCGTCACTGACGGTTATACCCGTCTGCGCGTACCCATTGGCGGCGGCCACCACGCTGGCACCTTCAAGATGCCATAGCCCGGTCAGCGTGGTGACCGCCTTTCTAACTACGCCGCCGGAAGAGTAAACGGCGAAGCCAGATCCGTCATAGTTCGCGCCAGCATTCTGGAGCTCAAACGTATCGAGGGTCGTGTTGGCCACGACAAAGCCAGTGCCGCTATAATCCTCAGACAGCTGCTGTCGTTGCGTGTCAGTGTCTGTGACCTCATACACATCAGAGATGTCGACGATGTCGCCATCCGATAGCCCGTGAGCAGGGGCGGTCACGACGACAGGGTCCGCCGCTGTCATGTTGGTAATTGTGATGGGCTCATCAAGGGACAGACCGGCGTCGACACAGAACGCATCAGCGAGATTGTCAAATTTGCGATCGTCTACGCGCTCAATAAAACTGACCTGATTGCCAGCAATCTCTCTCTGCACCAGAAGATACACCGCGTCTACGTCGCCCTCCCGAACTGTGGTGACGCTCTTGTACAAGCCGTTGGTGGTCGCCCGAGTCCACGCGTAGACCTCTTGTTCCTTTTGGTACGTCAACACCAGCCCGATGCCGTCGTCACGCACAGCCCAAACGATAGAGTAGGGCGACTGAGAAAACGACCAGTCGATAAGCTCGTTGTTGTCGACAAGGTGCCGAGCAAGCACGCTAAGGTCGCGCCCGGTGAATTTATCAGTGGCGAACTCATACGAGATCTCTCTGATAAATTGGCCGGGGGAGGCAAACAGCGCGACATCACCAGCCACGATGGGACGTAAAGACGTCGACCCGTAAAAGCTCTGAGGCTTGATGTTGATGGTGCTTGGCGTAAAGGCTGCGTCTCCGGCACCCTTCACACGAAACTCTGCCCCGCTTGTCATGATTAGAAGATCGCTGAGCGGCAGGGTGTGGCGGATCTCGTTAATTCGTCGAGCGGCGATGGTGGCGATGATAGCATCATCATCACGCAGAGGATCAGAGATTGCAAAGTCGTAGAAGTCCCCAGTCTTGGTCATCCAGAACCGATTGGGATAAGTCTCCGAGTTCGCATAGATCTGGCGCTGCTGGTAGAACCCAGTGGTTCCCGGCCAAAACCCTGCACCGTCTGCAAATGGATGGTCGACGGGATCAAAAGATATTTCCGTCAGCGTCCAGTCGGTGTTTGTAATTCGAACAAGCTCGCGAGGAGCGTAACTTGGGTGCACGATGGTGAGTACGTCGCCACTTTGGGCGTACTCTAGATCAAAGATATCATCAGCGTCATACGGCGTTGAGATCTCGTAGACCCGGAAGCTCTCTCCGCCGCTGATGTAAGTGCCGGAAATTACAATGGGCGACCCGTTTAGATCAGAGATCGTAAATGTGTCCGCATCGATGACGGTAACGATTACGTTTCTACCCTCAAGGTTTGTAATGCCGCCAAGGCCAGCAAGGTAAACTTCTTCGCCCGTGGTGTAGCCGTGACCTACGACGGTGATGGTGGTACTTGTCGCAGCAGTGACGGCCTTTCCAGCTTCCACAATCTGCCCACCTTGGGCATGAAAGCGCATATACTCGTTCCCGACCTCCAGCACATAGGTTTGCTTTGTGTTGAACTCGAAGGGCAGGAGCCGAACTTGGCCATTGCTTTTGGCCCGGGCGACAAACCGCTGACCGGGGCGGCTGTCCATACCACCCGTAAATTTGGCGATGAAGTTTTCGGCCTGCTCAACAGCCACCGCTCGCTTTGATAAGTCGACGCGAGCCGCTACCGAAGCGGAGACCTCACCACCGGCAAAGCTGGGCTGAATAAGTCGGGCCATGCATCAATACCTCGCAGTAATCCAAGTGGCTTCGGCGGGTCTTGGGGTCTCAAACCCTTCATTAGCATCGCTCGCTTGAGCTTTGCCAACCTCGACGTCCGCTAAAGTCTTCATGTCAGACATGACTGCGCGGTCGCCCGTGATCGGCATCGCGATATACTGGGCAATGCGGTACGCCAAAGCGGTGACGAACTGCGGATCAAATTGCTGTGGATCGGTGACCTGTTTGGTGTACTCGAACGTAGGCTCGCTTTCATTGGTCAGGATCACCCGCAGATCTGCGCTGTTGCGCGCGACCTCAAACCTGATGGGGGGCTGGTTGTCTCCCAGAGGATTGACGATGCGGATAACCCGCAGGGCGTCGCTGGGGTAGGTGAACATGAAGTCCCAGTTGGGTGGAGCATCGCCCGCCAAGGGGGCGGGCGCTGCATATTTGCGAGCGAACTTCCAAGGGTGCTCCCGAAGAACCATGTCGCGCACGTTGTCGAACACCAGCTGGACCTGCTCGGCCTCTGGTGATGCTTCATCCAACGACGTGATGTCATATCGGTCGCCGAGATGCTGAAGCGCCAGCCTAGCAATCTGAACTTCGCTCGCCACGGGTTACTCCTGAGCGCTAGGCTTACGGCGCGAGCGCACCGGAGGCCGACGGTTGTCTTTTGGCGCAGTCGTTGCGGACTGCGCCCGCTTGAGCTGCTCTTCGTCGACCACCTTTGGTTTGATGGGCTTCTTCTGCTCTTCCTCTTCGAGGACGTCCTCAAGCTGCTCTTTGTCCTCGATAATGGTGGCGGACAGGGGGAGCTTCCCTTCGTCTCCGAAAAAGTCCGGCAGGGAGTAGATGTGTCCGGCGTTCTTTCCGCGACCCAGACGCCCGTAGGCCGGGTGGTAAAAGCCGTTCTTATCGAAGCGTACGTTGATCGGCATGTCGTGGTCCCTCTCTTCCTAAAGTGACGGTGGAGGTGGGGCCCCGCTGTAGGGCCCCACCAAGAACTTAATTCTGGCCGTCCGGGTAGGCCTTCCACTTCGACACGTCCTTGGTCAGGAACGCGTTGATTGCGCCTTCCGTGACTGCTGTGCCGCCAACGGTGCACAGGATACCGAGGTACTGCTCGTAAGCATTACCTTCCATTGGCAGCGCAACGGCTGCAATGGTCGCACCCGCGTCCAGCGCGTTGGCATCGTCGCCATCAGTGACGAAAGTGCCGGTGTCGAAATGCACGGTGGCAGAGCCATCGGTAGCGATGGCTGCCTGTGCATCCGACGCGAGCTGGAACTTGACCGTACCGGCAGCGCCGCCGGTGATGATCGCAGTGTCGCACTGGATCACGAGGTAGACCGGTTCACCGTTGCCGATGTCACGAGCCTCCTGCAGGTCGATGACGTCGCCGATCAGCGCGGTTCCGGCAGATGCCGCAACACTTGTCGCGTCGGCGAACTCGAGAAGTTCATCAAGGATCATATCAGATCTCCTTTCTCAGGCTCACACAACGCGAGCTTCGTTGATGGAAAGAGCGTCCACCCGACGGATCGGATAGCCACCCCAAGAAGTCTGCATCGTGCCACCGACCATTTCCATGGTCAGGGTCGAGTTCGAGACCTTCTCGGACGTCTGACGACGCAGGAAGCCAAGCATCTGCTTGTCCATGTACCACGCGCAGCGCCCGAACGAGGCGTTCGGGATCTCTGTCAGAGCACGGTGCATCAGGTCGTTCAGATCTGCGCCTGTTGACACGTCTGCAGTCAGTAGCGAGCGATCGATGTTGGCAACGCGCACAACATAGCGCCAGTCACGAACCGACAGGCCCGCATCCCAGCGATAGTGCGTACGGTACGCCTGCATCCGGCCATTGTTGCCGTCTGCGTCTTCAATCGTCACCTCACCGAGGTCACGCTGCTGCAGGCCCGCTGCCGAACCCTTAGGCACGATGCCATGGCAAGTGTTGGGCGACCAGCAGATCAGCCAGATCGAGGCGTTGTCCGACCCAGTGCCACCAGCGTCGATGATATTGTCAGCGTTTTCAGCCGACAGATCATTGTAGCGGGGAGCGAAACCGGTAAACTCTTCAGGGGCGGTTGTTTCGTCGCCGAAGAAAAGCGTGTCCGCGATCTCTTGGTTCATGCCCTCGATGTGGGGGCGGTCTTCTTGCAGACGGAAAGACGCGGGATCACCCGCCATGTCCACGAGGGCCCTGTCGACCTCCGCGTAGTCTTCCAGCATGCCGCAGGTGTCCGTCACTTGGACCGCACGGCTCTTGGTCGGCTGAACGCCGCCGTAGAGCTTACGCCAAGTCGGGGTCGGTAGACCCGAACGGATCGACGACCGGTGGCCGGTAGTCAGGTTGCCTTCGAGCCAAGTCATATCCGCGAGGATTTCGTTGGTCTCGTTCAGGATCTCGACAACGTCTGCAATGGTGCCGTCGGGATCGGTGACCTTCGCTAGATCTGCGAGGGTCGGGTTTTTGACGCCAAGTGTGGCCATTTCTGGGCCCTCCTTCTATTACGCCGATTTATCAAACATGGACGGGTACATGCGCTGGAGTGTCCCTTCTGTCTGCGGAGCGGCGTCGCCCTGCAGCAAGTTCGGGTCAGCGATGGCCTTGCCCACGCGGTTGAAGAAACGCAGCACTGCAGGGTGGTTGCCGATTGCTAACCCGTCAGGGTTTTCGGGGCTGGGGGATTTCAGCAATGCCCGCAGATCAGGGTCTCCGAACTGCTTGATGGCACTTTCCGCAACCTTAAGGTTTTCAGCAAACTTTTCTCCGCCGATCTCCTTGTCAGCTTTGGCACTTTCCCGCCAGCCGTCGACCTGACGGTCCCAGCTTTCGACAGCCGTATCGTTCAGCTGCTGCGCTCGGTTGATGTCGTACTCGATCAGGGCCTGATACTGATCTTGCGTCAGGCCCATCTCGCGTGCCGTGTCGGCAAACGCATCAATCCTGCCCTTGGTCTCGTCATCAAGTTCGAGGCCCTCGGGCGGCTCGAAGGCGTACGTTTCTGGCACACCCTCACTTCCACCGCTCTCGTCGTCCGACAGCAGATCGGCGGCATCCTTGGTGCCTGCTTCGCCGGACTCGGCGTCAGCAAGCGTCGTCTCTTCGGCAGCGGTGGTGTCAGCTGCCGTTTCGTCGGTTGTCTCTGTGGTGTCAGCGATCAGGTCGCCGGTGCTCTCTTCAGTCATAATCTTGTCCTCTCTTCCTATTCGCCGAAGTGGTTTTCTTCGTGCATCAGCATAAATTTGGCCTTTGCCTGCGTGCGGATCTGCTCAAGCAGCACAGCACCGACGGCTCGGCCCCCCTCATTGAACGCGGTGCTGTCACTGTCTCCGGGGATGTGACTTAGCCGACCAACATGACATGTATCATAAATCAGCTCGTACAGGAAACGCCGACCTCGTTGGGTCTTGAGGACGTAGTCTAGATCCCGCTGGCGGTCGGCCTCTTCCTTTTCCGCTTTGGCAATCTGTGCCGGATCGGATGCATCATACGTCATACGGTCTGCTGGCCCCCTTGCAGCAGTGCGGTCAACGCGTTCGGGTTCTGCGTGTCCGCTTCAGACAGCACCTTGGCCGACTGCGCGCCCTGTTGCAGCTGCATCATCTGCTGTTCTTGTTGCTGTGCCTCTGCGCGCTGCTGGCGGATCTGTGCCACTGCGTCCGTGTCGCGCATGATTTCTGGCCCAGCGCCAAGGATCTCGCCGTAGTTGCGAATGGCCTCGTCTGCGTTGAGGTTGTCGACGATCTCGGGGAACACGGCGCTCAAGTTGCCTGCAAACGAGAATGTCCGCTCGATCGATGCCGCTGCAACAGCTTCCTGCGCTTGCGCAAGCAGAGAGATGTATTTGACGTCAAGGTCGACGCCCTCGAGAACAGGCGGGGCTGGAGGCAGCATGCCCCCTTCGAGGGCAAACAGAAATACGTCTTCGATCAGGGGGTCGAGAAACTCGGTGTTCAGTCGCTGCAGCACCGGACGAATGTCCATCATCAGCTCGTTGACGCGCGGTTGCACGGTGTAGGCAGGCTGGAAGCCCTGTGTGCCCTGCTGAGGATCGACGTAAGTGGTGCCGCCCGGAAGGACGCTGGACGGCTTGCCCTTGAGCGACATGCTGCCGACCATGGGCGGGTTGACCATCTTGTCGATCGCCTGCGCCTTGCGCTTCTGCTCATGCTGTAGCTGCTTAATGTCGCCCAGCTGCTCCATACCCGGGCTGACGCCATAGACGTCACCGCCCAACACATCCCACCGAGGGCAATAGGCTGGAAACGTATCAAAGCCACCCTCTTGCAGGAGTTTATCGCCGTCTGCGCCTTTCTCCATGTAGACGTCCATAAAGGCCTTGTTCTTCGGGTCGAGAGGACGGCTTAGGTCTCGCTCCTCCATGCGCCGAGGCTGGATCATGTGGATGATCTCGATGCGCTCGTCGTAGTTCTTTTGGTCCCAGAGCCGCTTGACCGATTTGGATACGTTTGACCAATCCTCGGTGCCGTCGCGCTGAATGACGAACTGCTCTACGATCTGCGA